TCGCCGGTTGCACCCGTTGCGGTACCCGTGACCTTGACGAATGCGTTGGAGTCCTTGACCACGAAGCCGAGCTCGGCCTCGACGCGGATCGCGAACATGTTCCGCTGCCAGAGGTTGATCTGGTTGCTGCCGTCGTTGACGGTGGCTTCCTCGGAGATGGCGATGTTGATCCCGTCCACGATGCCGTAGAAGGCCTGCGACCAGTCACCTGCGAAGCCGAGCACGTCGCTGACGGTGCCCTGCTTGTATGCGCGCTTGGTGCGGAAGATCGGGGCGCCGAGCAGCGAGCCGATTGCGCCGTCGTTGGCGGTCGGCACGAAGATGGGACGGCCCGTGGAGTCCACTGCGCCGAGCAGAATCGGGTCGGCCTTCGGGGAGAATGCCCAGCCCGCGAGCTCAGCGTCAGCCGCTGCGAGGGTGGACATGACGGACACGAGGTTCTTATAGACGGTCTTGCCGCCCGTGGTGTCCTGGACGTCCACTGCCGTGGCGTTGGTCAGAACGTCGAAGTTGGAGCCGGGAGCGGTGCCGGCGAAGACGGTCTCGTCGAACTTCTTGCCGATGCTTTCCGGGAGACGGCGTGCGAGCTCGTCGTAGACGCGCGGAAGGTCGCGCTTGAACTCGTTGGAGAAGGTCTCGATGACGGCGATCTTGTACGGCGTCATGTTCTTGGAGCTCAGCGTGGAGTTGGAGACGGGCTTCTCGGCGGTCTCTGCTACCCAATCGGCGGAAGCGTCGCCGGTGACGACGGGGATCGTGATGCCGGAGCCGGGGAGCGCGATGCGCTGTGCGAGCTGCATGACAGCGGACTCCTCCACTGCCTTTGCCCATACCTGGTCGCTGAGCTGCTTGGGCAGGAGCGAACCGCGGTTGATGTTGATGGAATCGGTGGGATAAGCCATTTGTTGGCCTCCTTTACTTGAAGAATTGGCTGGCGAACTCGGCGAACACCTCGCCGTCGCCTGCCGGCTTGTCGTTGCCGCGCACGATTCGCTTTCCAGACAGCGCGCTGGGCGCCGCCCCGACATGCGTCTCGCTCGCGTATTTCTTTGCGAAGTCGGTCATGGACTCCTCGTCGGTGCAGTACAGAAGCAGGTCGAGCGGCACGCCCGTCTCTGACGCGATCCTGTGCGCCGCGTCGGTGCGCTCCTTCTCCGCCTTCAGCGCGGCCAGTTCCGCTTCCGCGGCATCCGCCCTCGCCTTCTCGCGTTCCTGTTCCGTCATCTGCTCCGCCTTGAGCTTTTCGAGCTCTTCGGCCGCTGACTGGTTGGCCTTCGCCTTCTTCTCCCAGTCGCGCATGTGCCCGCGCATCTCCTCGTACTTCGCCTGCCAGTCCGTTTCGGCCTGCGGCGTTTCCTCGGCCTTCTGCGCCTCGGTCTTGGTCTCTTCTGCCATGACCACTCCTAACCGCCCATTCCGGGCAAAGAAAAAGCCACCCTTTGCGGATGGCGCATAACAAAAAAGCCGCCCATTCCGGACGGCGGAAAACAGGCGGGTGCCTGTGATTCCCTGGTTTAGTCGCACATCTGGATGTGCCGCATCAGGTGGCCGCACGCCACCCTCGTGTCCACGTATATCGGGATGCCCTCGTTCTTCAGTCCCTCGCAGAAGTAGAGGTCTTCCGAGAGCATGCCGCGGTTGTCGTCCGGGTAGTTCACCCAGTCGAACCACGGGTAGCGCACCTCGTCGAAGACGCTTGTCCTGATGAGGATGCAGCCCATGCCGCCGCCGTGGAGCTGTATCAGATACTCGCCGGCTTCGCGCTTTTCGCGCAACTCGTCGGCCGTCCACTCGCTCTCGAGCGGGTAGTTGAAGTACTGCTTGCCGTTATCGTCCGCAACCTTGCAGGCGCAGGTGCGGCCGTTGTACGTGTTGTCGGCTCCGCGGTGCGCGTAGAAGCCGCTCACAACGTCCACTCCGTGCTCCATAAGGTGGACGAGGGCGTCGCTAGGCGGCGTCACGTCGTTGTCCACCATGAGGACGTAGTCGGCCTGCAGAGCCTGCGCGCGCATGGCTATACGGTTCCTCGCCGTCGCGCAGTCGTAGCCGCGCACGAACTCGAACGGGCAGTCGTGCCCGCCCTTGTCCATGTCCCACAGCGCCTTGAAGGTGTCGGGCGTGATGTTCTCGAACGTGGGGACAGCTATGAGCACTCTAGCCATGTCTCATCCCCAGTATCTCGTCCCATGACTTGTCGCGGTAGAGCTTCAGGTACTCTCGCCGCGGCAGGTTCGGGTTGGTCTGCCAGTCCATGTACCCGACGAAGTGCTGGATTGCCGGGTTGTCGGTGTATCCGCACGCGCGGTTCTCGTTGAACCTCACGGGCAGGTCGGTCGCCTTGCCGCTCATGCAGCCGCACACGTTGAGCGCGTCCTGCTCTATGCAGTTGGCGTGCCGCGTGTTGATGAAGTTGACCAGCTGCTCCTGCGCGCAGTCCTCGCGCATCTGGTCGAGGTTGAAGAAGCACACGCCGACGTTGTGGTAGTGTCCGGAGTTGAACGGGTCGTATCCCGACAGCGTCTCGGGTACGGCCGCGAACCACTTGCCGTCCATGGGCGTGTCCCATATCGGGTCCACGTCGTCCAGCACGACCGTGTCGGCGTCGAGCTGCAGCACCCTGTCCACATCCGGCAGAAGCTCCGGGTAGCAGATCCGCACCATCGCCATCTTCGTGAAGTGGCTGCGCGAGTTCGGTCCACCATCGGGGAACATGTACTCGGCGTACTCCTTCACGTTGGTCAGCTCGAACATGTCCTTGGGAAGCTCGAACGGGAACTCGTCGTCCTCGATGAGGAAGTGGATGCGGTCCACCGAGCTGTTCGCCACGAGCGACTTGGCCGACCAGACCATTGGCTCGTACAGGTTGCTCGTTCCGCTGTATACGGCGTGCTTCATGACTGCTCCTCCTTCTTCTCCGCGTAGAGCTCGCGCCGCCTCGCGTTCCTTGCCTCCGCAAGCTCCGGGTACTTCTCCGGGTTCCGGTACATGTCGTAGTAGAGCTCGGGGTCGTACCCCCTCACCGACGGGCTCCTGTCCCAGCTCGGGACGATGCGGCAGTCGCAGTTCGCATGCGAGTGCGATGCCGTCTCCTCGCTGTGGTACGTGAACCCCTTGCTCGCGAGCATGATGCAGAACTCGCACGTCTCGAGTCCCGTGGGGATGCGCGCCCATCTGGGCACCCTCGGGTCGCGTTTGGCGTTACCCGCCACGCACTCGTTCGCCGACCTGCGCGTCTCGTAGTCGAGTCGGTCGGCGCACTTCGAGATGAACGCCGAGATCAGCTTGCCGTCCACTATGTCCTGCGCGAACGCTCGGACGGCGCCTGCTGTCGCATCCGGGTCCCGGTACGATTCCACGTCTGCCTTGTAGCCGTCCTCTATGCCGAACTGCAGCCGCAACCCGTCGTAGAAGTCGGCTGCTATGCGAGCAGCCACGGTGGACGAAGCACCGCATGCGGGCTGCATGACCGCTATGACCCTGTTTCGGATCGTCGCGACGTCCTGCGAGTAGTCGATTCCGCTCAGGGCGTCCACCAGGTCAGCCTTGGCGCGTTCGGACACCGTGTTCAGCATCCTCGAGTAGTTCTCGATGTAGCTACGCGGTATCTGCATTCTGTCCACCGCCGAACATGCTCATGATCGCCGCGTTGGAAGCTTCCGTCGCGGCGTTCGACTCGATCTCGGCCATGGCCTTGCGCCTCATGTCCTCAGCGAAGCCTATCTGCTCGAAGAAAACGTCCGTGCCGGCGAAGCCCGGAACAACGGACGCGATCTTGACCATCGCATCGGTTTGGCTGACAACGCTCGGCATTGCCGGGCTGCGGAAGTTCGGCGTGAAGTCCGTGTACTGCTCGTCAAGCTCGCTGAGCGGCACGTCCATTTCGCCGGCGATGGCCATCAATGCCAGCGTCTTGAGAGATTCGCGCGCGCCGTCGTTGAAGTCCTCGCACTCGATGATGAGAGGTTCGGATGCGGCGTATATCGCCTCGGCGCTCGCGGGTTGGTCGTGTATGACCCCCAGCGTGCTGATCGGCACGTTGGTCTCGCCGGAGAAGCGCGCCGCAAGGCTCCGCATGTAGTCAGTATGCGGCTGCATGCTGCCCTGGGACAGCTGCCCGAACTGCGGGATGTTGCCGTCCTCGTCGCGTCCGACGGCGAAGATGTTGCCGATGTAGGCTTCCCACTTGGTCTTGCCGCCTGGGTTGTTCGGGTTGGCGAACGCGTTAGGGTCAGCTCCGAGCAGGTACTTCTGCGGGCTCGTGAAGAACTCCGCGCTGATCTCGGTGCGAAGCGCCTCTCGTACGGCCGAGTCCGTGATGGATATGACCGCGCGATTGATGCGCGACTGGCCGAACGGCCTGCCGAACGTCGGGCGGTACGTCAGCGCCTCCATGGTCGGGCGCCCCATGGCGTACGGCTGGGCTTCCCAGTCCCAGACGGAACCGGCGCTCCTCCACAGGTGGACGGCGGCGTTGTCGGTGTACATCGTGATCTCGACCGGCACGCCATTCTCGAAGTCGTCCACCACCATGCCGTAGGCTATGCGGCCAGATGTGTCGTCCCATCGGGCTGCGGCGCGTTCGGCCGAGTAGAAGTCGATTCGGCTCCTGCCGCTCCCGTCCATTGTGACGGTCGCGAAGCTGCAGGAATGTATGAGGGTGGACTGCACCGCCTGGCGGTACTTCACGCGCAGCCTGCTGCGCTCGTCCACCGCCGTCAGCAGCGTCTGCACTTCCTCGTCGTTGGCCGTGAACCCGTCGAAGCGGCAGCGCACCGCCATGGCGTCGACCGACTTCTGCGGCCAGCCCACGATCGTCTCGACGTTGAGCAGCTGCGGCGGGATGCTGATGCCGAAGTCCTTCAGCACGTTGCGCCCGTTGTAGTAGCGCATCTTGAGCCTGTTGCGCCCGATCTTGGCCGACCACAGCGTCAGCAGGTCGCCGAGCATGTCGGCCCATTCCGCCGGGAAGTCGGTCCCGAGCCGCGGCACGTCAACCGCCGGCGCGGGAATGCTGCCCACCGTGCGCCACACGGTCTCGGGCTGCGGGTTGTCGTTCACCTTCTCGGGCAATTCCATCAGAAGACTACCGCCTTTCTACCTGGTCTGCGTTTCGTCGTCATGGCGCCCCAGTAGGCAAGCGCACATGCCTCTATCAGCGTCGCGTCGGCCTCGTCGGTGGACTGGAAGCCCCAGCCGCCGTTGTTGCCGATGCGTCTCTTAGTCGTCTTTGTCGCGCTTGCGTCCAGCGCCGGCTGGCCGTAGTGCGTTATCTGCCCCTCCTTTACCGCGTTCGCGATACCGGAGCATGCGGCGATCACGTCGCCCGTCTTGGGGCGCGAGATCACCTTGGCGGGCACTCCCGCCTCTATCAGCCTGTCGTTGAGCGCCTGCGCGTTGCTCTGGCCGTCTATCACGATCTGCGCCGCCTTGCCGCGACGCTCCGCGAGGTTGTCCACGAACCATCCGATGCCACGGGCGAGGCTGCGGCTGTCCACCACGTACACGAACGGGTCGCCGTCGTCCGGCTTATGGCATGCCGCCAGCGTGCCGACGGAACCGTCCGGCGAGAACTTGACCGCGTACACGATCACGCCGTCCTCGCGTGGCTCGTCCACTTTGCATGCCGTCCACTCCTCGTAGTCGATCACGTGGTCGACGGTCGCCTTCTTGCTCCACCATCCGAGCCTTTCGCGCGCGAACGTGTCGGCGTCCATCTGCTCGCACTCGCTCTCGATTGTGGACTCCTGGATGAGGATGCCGAGCGACGGGTTGGTAGCGTACCAGCGCTTCCTGTCCGTCACGTCGCCTATCTCGTCCACGCTCCACTCGAACCACGAGAGCCTGTCGGACTCGCCGCTGAGAGCGCGTTCCCGGATGTTCCTGAACACCAACCCCGTGGAGTTCGACGTCGGCGGTGACGATACGTATATGACCTGCGGATTCTGACTTGCGGATATTGCCGGCAGGAAACTCGCCTGCGAATCTGGCTCGAGTTCCAGCGCCTCGTCGAATATCAGCAGGTCGCCGTGCTGCCCTCGTCCACCGTTGCGTGTGCGGGCGAGGAACTTGATGCGGCCGCCGTTCTTGAGGATCACCTGCTCGCGTCCCAGGGCCGTCTTGATGTCCTTGACGTACTTCTTGAGCGCCTTCGACTCGAAGAACTCCGCCACGCTCTCGAACGTCTCGGTGGACGTCTTCTGCAGGTGGCTCGTGTAGAGCACTTCCTCGCCAAGCATGACCATGCCGTAGTTGACCCTCGGCACGACCAGCCCGAGCGACTTGCCGTTCTGCCTCGACAGGCTGCCGCCGCATGTCGTGGCCGCCCACCTTCCGAGCGCGTTCGTGGCGAGCCAGCCCTTCATGATGCCGTCCTGCCACTCGAGCATATCGATGCCGCCCGCCGAGTTCAGCGCGTGGCAGTCCTTCCACTCGGTGTCAACGTAGTCGGGCACCACGAGCCTCGTCGGCTCCTGGCTGCCCCTAAGCGCCTCGGCTGGCGATGAGCTGCGCGATAGCGTCGCCGTCGTCATCATCGCCCTCCAGTTCGGCTATTTCCCTTATGGTCTCGCGGTACTGGCGCGCGAGCTGCGCCATGCTGTGCGACTCGTCGCCGCGGTCGATGTGCTCCGCGATCACGAGCGCAAGCGTGCGGAGCTGTTCGAGCCGCGTGCCGTCGCAGGTCACGGACGTCATGCGCTCCATGTTGAACACCTCCGCGTATTACGTTTTTCGTATCCGTGTGTAAATTGGCACT